AGTCTGTTCAGTATCCCTACTAGCCCCGCCGGGCCTTCGATGAGGATGTTTCGACAGTCAGCGAACGTCTCACCGATCACCCCCCACTGAGTCGGGGTTCCCTCCCACTCGGGCAAGGCGACCATTTGTAGTACAAAACACTCCAATGCGGTTCTAGTCTTCCCGAAACCTCTCCCAGTCATCAAAAGCCAGATGAGCCAATCACCTTCTGGTAACTGCTGTTCAGGTCTACCAATCCAGTACCAGGGCTGAAGATGTAGTTCAGATAACTGCTCGGGAGTCAGGTTGTCGATGAACTCGCGTTGTTTCTCCGCCGTCCACGAGGCGACGGTCTTAGCCTTCGACCAGCTCACGGGGCTTCAAACGCTCGAAGAGATTCGTTATGTCGGACTTCTGCTCATCCAACGTGATAATGCCGATCATTGCCTGGACCCTGGTAGGAGCGTCAAGTCCAAGGAGTTTCGCCCTACGGCCCTGGACTTTCACCAGCGAATCAACGGCTTTCAACGCTACCGAGTCATCTAGGACGGGTTCGCCGTCGTTGTAGACGACTTTCCCACTGGCCGAGATGGCGACGTGCTGCTTATCTAGTATCTCCAAGGCTTTCGACTGTGCCTTGTCCAAATGCGCCAGTTCAATCTTTCGCAGGGAATCAGCATCAGCGAAGGGGACTTCCTTCATTGCGCTGTCCACAGCCACGTAGACGGTTGAAAGTGCTATTCCGAGTGTCTCTGCAATCGTCTGGCAATCAATGCCCCGTAGCCTCATCTGGGCGGCTCTCTGGTTCCTCTCCGAGAGTGTCAGGGCTGTAGTGGGTGTTTCTATGTTCATTTGTCCTTAGAGTAGCAAAGGACTTAGGTCAAGTTCTTGATTGCGCCTCATTCTTCCCACGATTCATCAAACAATGGTTCGGTCACGACTTCCGGCGGTCGATCCACTGTTTCCATGTTTCGAGTCGCCTGGATGAAGTAACTCTTCTTGAGTTCCGCACCTATTCCGAACCGTCCCATCCTCACGGCTCCGTAAACCTCTGATCCAACTCCCATGAACGGGGTGAACACCTTTTCACCCGGTACGGTGCGTAGGTCTATGAATCTCTCGATCACGTCGAGTTGCAGAGGGTGGACGTGCTTTTCGTCATCCTCGTCCTTGGCGTCTTGGAACGGAAGAACCCTTGTCCCCCTCACGTCGTCCCACACTGACGAGGCATAGCGTCTCCATATCCAGTGGGACCACCGGTTCAACTTCTGGTCCCCGTCGTAAGCCCTCCACTTGGCTAGGTCGGCGGGTGGCTGTTCGTCCCCTGCGTAGTCACCAGTAAGTCCTACCGGGTGAGGTACTGGGTTGCCCTCCCCCTTCTTGCGGAATACCAGAAGCTCGTCCGGTGAGGCCATGCCGCCCAAAGCACCATCGAGAACGATTGTCTTGTGGGCAAGGTTTCCTTGCATGGTCCTTCGTCGGACCCCTAAGGGCTCTTTCCATATGACGTGACGAGATATGAAGTCGAAACCAACCTTCTGATGAGCCCGGATAACATCACCAGGGAAGTCGATGTACGACCCGAACGATGCTGAGGCCACGTTTGGCACCAGAGCCGTGTGTACGCCCGAACATCTACCGGGCGCGGTCACTCGATAAATCTCCTCGAGGATGAATTGGTACATCTCGAAGAACTCGTCGTAGTCCCGAGCGTTTGACAAGTCTCTGTCGTCTGACGAGTAGTGGTACAACCCCCCGAAGGGCGGGCTGTAGATTGTCGCGTCAATGCTGTCGTCAGGCATGGCCCGAAGAATGTCCATGCAATCGGCGTGATAGATCGCGTACCGGTCAGTTATTACTTGGTCCCCTACTTTAGCCATGATGGCATCTCCATTTCCTCATCGAAGTCGGCTCGTCGAACCGACAGGGCATCGTTCATTTCCGCTACTAATTGTTGGAACATCTGATCGGCTTGTTCGCTCTTTCGCTGAAGATTTCTCAGTACGTTCTCTCCACCTGGGGTTGTAATCAGGTGAATGTCCACCTGTTCTTTCTGCCCGAACCGCCACATTCTGCGAACCGCTTGGTACATCTGCTCATAGCTGTGGCTCGGGAAGTAGGTCATGGTGTGCGAGTGCTGCCAGTTCAGACCCCACGCGCCGATCTTCGGCTTGGTGACCAGTACTCGAATGTCTCCCCGACTGAAGGCTGCCAGTTTCTCCTCTTTCGATGAGTCTGAGTCTGAACCACAAACCTCTACTGCCCCCTCTATCATTGAAGTGAGCATCTTGCTCTCGTCATTCAGGTGGCACCACGCCACGCCGGTTTCAACATCTGCCAGTAGTGCGGCCGCCATCTCGCACCGCTCCACGATGGTCCTTCTGGATTCTTCCCGTTCTTCCTGTAATCCATAGGCGGGAAGGTCGAACAGCGACCCCTCTTTGGCCCTCGTCGGATGGATGAGATGGACCGTCTCTTTCAGCGGAGTAAGAATGAAACCATCGTCATCGAATCCCAAATCACTCGGCTTTCGCATGGCTCTGGCCCAACTTGCCACCCAGCGCCAGAACGGGGTGTGGGCGTGTCCCTTGAGTCTCCATTCAACCGACGATCCGCCGAAGCCTCGCCCTCGAGACGAAACCGATTTGGCGTCATTAGTGAAGAACCTGCTCAACATGTCCATGTGCCCCATCTCGCCAAGCGCCTCTGCCGAGGTTCCTAGTTCGATGTAGTCGTTCGGTGCCGCCGTTGCGGTGGCCAACAACCTGTACTGATGAAGTCGCATGAACTCCGTTACTCGCCCTCGAGTTACACCCTCGAATGATTTGATGGCTGAGCTCTCGTCACAGACGACACCCCCGAAATCCGACCAGGTGAACTTCTCCAGCTGCTCGTAGTTCGTTACCACTATCGGGGCTTGTATGGATCCGTCCCTCGATAAGTGCGCTTCGTGTCCGAACTTGTGGGCTTCCTCAATCATCTGAAATCCAACGGCCAAGGGGGTAAGTATCAGCACCGGCTTGCCTGTGTGCTGGTGTACGTTCTGAGCCCACGCCAACTCCATCGGCGTTTTCCCTAGACCACAGTCAGCGAACATAGCTGATCGTCCGCGTCTGATTGAGAAATCGACCAGAACCTTTTGGAAATCGAACAGGTGATCTGGTATGCACACCGGGGCGAATCCACCGTTCCCCGCTAATTGTGCTTTGTGCGCTAGGAACTTCTCGTACTCATTCACGATGACACCCCGTACTTTTGCTGGTGAGTCCGCATAGCTTCGCGGCACTCAGTGAGCCTGCATCCTAAATGTCCGTAGCAGTACGCGGTTCCGTGCTTGTACTCCTGACGTTCGATCCGTCCGATGACGTAGCGCACCTGTTTTTGCTTCTGGCTCATGGCCATATTTCGTCCTTTCCACTGGTGAATACAATCTAACAGATAAGTAGACGGTCGTCTAGTTATTGGATTGAGCGACATATTCTTGATTCACGATGTTTCACGTGAAACAATTGCCACCACCTACGAATCACAATTGGCTCCGGACAGTGGAATCTCTCTAGGAGATCACTTACGGCGTGTCCCCAATCCTCGAACCCTGCGTTGTACAACGGATGAGGATTCAACTCTACCGTTTCGCTACAGCGTGGGCAGACGACAGACACGACGCGCGAGTCAGTCGTTTGTCCCGTCAGGATGCGGTAGTCCTTCGCGCTCACTCTTCCCTCTTTCGACATACCTTGCAGCCGACGATCCCAGTTCTAGGGCATCGCATCGGATTCTCGCCTTCGTAGTGGCAGAGGTCCCATTGTCCCCCGTAGGCGTCCTGACACGGACAGGTCACGTCTCCGTGCGGGCATGGTCGATAGTCGTCGTCACGGATCAGTGTTTCGGTCATTCGTCCACCAGCCAGTCTGGCTCAATAAGTTCTATGTCGCCCTCGTGAGTTGCCTTGTTCACTAACGAGATGCGGTCTATCGGGCCGTGGAGCTTTTCGGACGTGGGCGTCTTCGGGGCAGTTGCAGCCGCATCGTTTGTTCCATTTCTCAGTCATTGCGGAGGGCCCTTTTAATTCCTAATGAATATCCCTTGTACTCTGCGGACTTGATGTATTCCGCGAGCGATACAGTCTTGGCCCGGTTCCACCAATGTTTGCCCCTAACGCGCACAGTCGCGTTTGAAAAGTACGTCAACGACGGCCACGTATAGGACTCTTTCGGTCCATCCCGCTTGATGCGGGCGTAATCCGTCCCATCGACCTCGTGCGAATCTGCTTTTGTTGGCTCTTCGGTGCTGAGTGACAGGTAGTAGTCACCGGAAACGGCCTTCTCGACGGTCTCCAGCAACTTCTTGTCAGCGTCTCGGTAGTCCTTGCTCATCAGTCCTCCCTCAAACTGCGAGTCACGAGCATGGGGTCACAAGCCGACCACCGGGCCAACTGAGCTCGTTTCACCCCGGCTTCCTCGGCGAGTTTCCACACTTCAGCGCGCGTTGCCCGGGCTTCTGTCGCGTCGTCGTCAGCCTCGGCTATCTCGATACGCAGGGTTTCGAGCTCTTCGGCGATCTGTTCTAGTTGTCGCTCAGTCTTGGTCATTGGTTGTCCCTTGCTCCATCGGAGTATCCGTCGATGTATCCCGTGTGATAATCGCAGGCAAACCAGTAACTATCTGGTGTTTCAGGAGCGGTCGGAGATGCGTTGAACGGCGTCCCATCGCACTTTTGCGGCTCAATCCCCACCTCGCTGAACTCTTGGCGTGTGTACCTGCTCATGCCTTCACCGTCCATATCTGTGATTTCCTGCCTGACTTCGTCGGCCTTGTACCCAAACTCTCAATTCTCCCCGCCACCTGTAATTCGATTCTGCGGGGTCTGGCGGTATTGGGGGCCAATCCTGTGACTTCTGCTATCTCCTCGTCGATTAAGCCCTTCTGGGCCGCTCTGATGGCCTCGTAGACCTTCTCTTGAAGTGAGGGCTGCTTGTGGAGTATCGAAATACTCGCGTCCTGACTGGTCTGTGATGGGTGAATGGATCTTGGCGTGTCCTTCATCCTGCGAATCTGCCAGGGCTTTAACTCGACTACGTTGTCTGGGAAGAGTCGGTCGTTCATGGCTTCTCCCATGCATGGCGGGAGAGCCCGAGCCAGTGTGCCTTGTCCGGGCGGTCCTCAACCCAGGAATTGTGCAGATTGCAGAGCGGGACTTGGTTGTCGATGTCCAGAAGGTTCGCGTCCGTCGATCCAGCCCGAGAGCGTTTCAGTATCTCGTGACCCCAGACTCCACCGGCACAGGGTCCGGCCAGAGACATGGAAGCGGGTCGGTCACGGAACCAGCATCTCCATTCGTCCTGCGGTCCCCATGCTTGCTCTTGGACCCTGCGGCGCTCGACGTTCACCTTCTGGCGCTTCTTGGAAACCGGGCGTAGCGGCGTTCTCTTCACGAAGCCACCCCCTCGCAAAGCGCGAGAACTTCGCCTTGGGTCCGGGTGCAGACGACTTGGTTGAGGTTCCACCTATCGAACTCCTTTTCGCTCAGTTTCAGGCTCCAGTGGTCCTCTACGGGCTGTTCGCACGTCGGACAGTTCATCGTCCCCTCATTTCACAGACGCCGCGCCATGCCACAAGAAAGGCACCGGCCAGTAGAACGCTGAAAGTCAGCTCATAGAGTGCCCTGGTAAGCCAGATCATGATTTCCTCGGGCAGTTAACTTCGTTCATTTCGTACCTTTCCACTTGTCTAGAACTAGGGTAGCACGTCCGTAGAGGGTTGTCTAGTCTTGATCACGCATTGCCCACACGTCGCGTCCTCGAGCCTTTCGGTGACCTTCACGGCGTATTCCCGAGACATCAGGCAGGCAATCACCCCAGCTTTGATGAAGTGCGTTTTGTAGGTTCTCACGATTCTTCTCCCTGTTGCAGGATGGCGAGCAGGTCGTAAGTGAATCCCATTGGCACCAGCATCGCGAGTTCGTCACGCCGCAGGAGCCGCGCCACCGCACTATCTACTCGTGCCTGTAACTCGTCGCATTGTGTCCGAAGAGCCGCAACTCCTGAGTCCTCAATAAGCGTGTGCTTCGCAACCGTCCCCATTGAGCCAAAGTCGTCAATTCGTTTCAGCGCCGCATCCCTCTCGTCCGTGACTGCGTTCAGCTTTGATTCAAGTGCCGATGCCTGCAGCTTCAGATCATCTCGGTCGTTTTGCACTCTCTGTAGTTCGGCGGTGAGGTCGGCAATCTTCGCATCTTTTGCCTCAAAATGGGCGTTGACTACTTCAAGGTCTGACTGCGGCGCGGCGAGTTCGGCCGATCGTTCTCGCGTCGTCCAAACCGCGTGGCCACAACCAAGCCTAACTTTCACACCACGCGGGCCTTCTTCAAGAATCACATATTCGTCGCTCATGCTCCACCCCACTTCTCCTCGGGAAGCCCACAGCGCGAACTTCCATTCTTCGAGTGAACATCGCCTCCAGTCCCCGCCTGAGAGTTCGTCTGCTATAAACTCCGGCTCGACTTCCTCGCCGCATTTGATACCTTCTGGCGGCTCGGCCTGCTGAGTGGGCCTATATCCTCTGTCGCTCATCTCATTCTCCTTCACTAGGGGCTGGGCGAAGCGTCCAAATGTTGTACAGCCCGCAGTCGGGACACTTGCTGTTCTTTTTCGTCTTGTTCAACTTCCTGCTCCACTCATCGAACTCGACGTTGCCGGTCGGCATCGGCTCATGGTTCTCATAGTTCGGGCAGTCTTGGTTGGTTTTGGTGACGATTCCAGTGTTGCCGCAGACGTAAATCTTGGTTCCTTTTCTCACGCTTCTCCTTCACTAGGGGGGGCTGGGTTTACGGCGTCGGAATCAAAACTCGTTGACCAGTCATCGCCGATGCGGGTGTAGTGGTCAACCAAGATGTGAACGTCCCTGCCATCCCTTCGCGCTATCGTCACAGCGGTTCCGTGATCCGTAACATCAATCGCTACTGTCAGTTCGCTCATCTCAATCCTCTTTCTTGCTAGTAGGGGTGGCTGAGGGACGCCTTCTACGTTGTCGCTCATTCGCCCAGTGCGCAGATGTCGGTACGAACCATGACATAAATATTAGGAATACGAATAAACCAATGAATACAAGAATGTCAATGAAGTTGCTCACGCTTCCCCCTCCCCTGCTGCCCCCGAAAGGGAATCTAAAAATGTCAAAAGTTGTGTGCCGATGAATTCTGTGTAGGCCGGGGGAATTGATTCTCGCCCTTCGGCTCGCGTCATCCACTCCACCCCTACATCTTTTCGCCACATCTTGTCAGGGTCACCAGCACCGAATTCTTCCCTGATACGCTTCCGCCCCTTAACATTCTGCGGGTTAAAAGCAGGAGAGCCGTGACTGTGGAGTGGGGCCACCCCGAGGCCAATATTCGACTCAAACCAGCGTGGTCGGCGCGAACGCATGCCGAACATGCAGCCGCACAGAATTAAATCGGGCCGAACCGGGGAGCGTGGCACGTTCTCTATGACATAGGGGAGTCCGGTCGCTTCCAATAGCCCCCGGACAGGTCCAACGAGGTCCGGGTAAGTCTCCGAAAGACCGGGGCGACAGTTAGACATAGACGAGTACCTCTGGCACGGTGGTGACGCGTGAATGGCGTCGAACACTTCACCACGGTCGCTGTAACTAACCCACGCTGGGTCTAGCGCATCTCCTTGAATGAATTCAAAGGGATAGTTCGGCTGCGGATTTATGTCCACCCCCACCACTTCAACCCCCGCCCTTGAGTAGCCCATCGCTGCCCCGCCAGCCCCGCAGAACAAATCCAAAAGTCGAGGTTTCATTCTGCTGCCCCCGAAAGGGACGCCAGAAATCTTTCGCTGTTGGCCTCGTGATCCTCGCGCGTCCATTGATGACGTAGACACCGCTGCACTCGCGGCTCGTTATTGAGCGGCCAGATTACCTCCCGATGGTAACGCCAGCACCACCGCCTATCGCATCTCGTCGAAAGCCAACGCTTCATTATTGCCCTTTCTCAAATCCATCAACGAATCCCTCGTGGTAAGAGCAGAGAATGAACTGCGAACCCGGCTTTTCCGACCATGTGTTCATCTGGCATCCCTGGCACTCGTCCAACTGTTCGCGGGTTAAGCCTGACTCTTCAACCAGACTGACAAACACTCTCGCGCTCATTCCAGTTCCCCCACGCTCGGTGCCGCCACATCTTGATTTTCGTTTTCTCGCGGTTCGTCACTTAGGGGGCCGCGTTCGATCATCATTAGAAACCCCCGTCAGGTCGTGCCACGCCAAGTTTCACGGCGATTCGATTCTTAGCAATTTCTCGATTGTCGCGTTCCGATTTATGCATATCACACGTCTCAACAATCCCGCTCGGGAGATGAGTCACCTTGACCATTGGGTTATCAACCCAATTTCTATAGATGTCAACTCGGTAATCCTCATCTCTGAAAGTAAGCACGCGCTTCCAAAATCCATCGTCGACAATTGTGACGAACCTATTGCGCTCCTCGCACTCAGACCACGAACATCCGTGAGTCAAGCATGAATGAATCTGATTATCTCCCCCCACGCATCACCCCCTTGGTTGTCCTCGTACACGATCCGGTCAGCCGTGAACTTCGGCTCGTCCATCCCCATCGCTTCAAAAACGCCTTCGGGGTCACTTAGGGGGCCGGAAGGGGGCAACGGATTTTCGTCAAGGCAACGCGGCTGCCCGTCCGGCATGTGGGCTTGGAACAGGTCGCGGAGTTGGTTTACTTCGTCGCGCGCCGTCGCCACTTCAAAGACCGTCGAGGTCGTTGAGTAGTCAATCAGGTCGAGAATCTGTTTCAAATTCCAAAGTGGTTCCGCTGTCGGCGGTACGGGTGATACATCGGCCTTTCTCCTGATTTTCATCGCTCAATCCTTTCGTGGCACTCATCACAGGTCGTGTGAGTGTGGGAGCAGCGCGGGGAGAGTTCGGATTCGTAGACAGGCGTACGTGAGAACTCGGTTTCGATCTGATAGGACATGACCACTTCCAGAACCTTGGCAGGTCGGCCTTTGAATGTCACCTCATCGCCCACTGCGAACTTCGGGACGAGTGCGGTGTTTCCGGCTGCTTCGATGGCAAGGGCGATCTGCTCCAGGTTCTCTCGTTCCATCACTCACCTCGCTTCATGTAGCTCTGAAACCATCCGTCAAGGAACGCCACGATCAGGCGTTTGTCGGCCGGGTCGTAGTCCTTGATCTCGTACTCGACTCCCTTGGCGATCTTCTCGGAGAGTTCGAGGCGTTGGGTTGGGGTGAGTTCCATTAGATATCGCTCTCGATTCTGCAAACTAGCCAGTTGGAATACTTGTTCATCGCATCTTGTCGAGCAGCCTCAGCACCCCAAGCAGCCTCAGCAGCCCTAGCAGCCCCAGCAATCCCAGCAGCCCTAGCACCCCAAGCAGCCCCAGCAGCTCCAGCAGCCCCAGCAGCCCCAGCAGCCCTAGCAGCCTCAGCAGCCCCAGCAGCCCCAGCAGCCCAAGCAGCCTCAGCAGCCTCAGCAGCCCCAGCAGCCTCAGCAGCCCCAGCAGCCCCAGCAGCCCCAGCAGCCCTAGCAGCCTCAGCAGCCCCAGCAGCCCCAGCAGCCCAAGCAGCCTCAGCAGCCTCAGCAGCCCCAGCAGCCTCAGCAGCCCCAGCAGCCCCAGCAGCCCCAGCAGCCCCAGCAAACCCAGCAGCCCTAGCACCCCAAGCAGCCCAAGCAGCCTCAGCAGCCCCAGCAGCCCCAGCAGCCCAAGCAGCCCAAGCAGCCCTAGCAGCCCTAGCAGCCCCAGCAGCCTCAGCAGCCTCAGCAGCCCAAGCAGCCCAAGCAGCCCTAGCAGCCCAAGCAGCCTCAGCAGCCCTAGCAGCCTTCGTCTCGTTGGTCGGGTCGAGCGCGAAGGCGCGTCCCGCTTCAATCGACTTGCGCGCGCGGCGGTCGTCACCCGGTGCCCACGCTTCGTAAATCGGCAGGACATCCTCGGCCACGTCGCACATGAACAGTCGCAAGTTCTGTTCGGTCGTCACGCCCAAGATCCGGACGAGTCGCATGGACTCGGCGGCGAACTTGTCCGAGCCGTGAACCATCTCCCCGCGTGTCTCGACCACGTAGAGTTTCGCACCGACACCGGGAAGGTGGGAGAGAACGTCCTGCTCCCTCATCCCGTGCCAGCCTGACTTGCAGATGACCGGAGTCTCCTTCTGGGTCCACTCACCGACCTTGGCGGCCCACTTGACGTTCTGTATCGGAGTGCGGTCGTCGGCCAGGAGCCATTTGTAGAGTCGAGTCATCAGTTCCCACTTCCCTTCACGCAGCCGCACCAGTCGGAGTCGAAAGTTTTCTCGGGAAACGCAATGAAATACTTGCTCGTCGGGTCTGACTCCATGCTTCGCCCGCACGATCCGCAGCGTGATTCACGGATGCCGAGGAGTTCCAGGGTCTCGGGGGAGAATCCCACTATTTTCTTGGTTATTTCCTTCATCTTTAACTACCTTCCACTTAGGTTGTAATCAATCTAGCACATACCTAGAGGGTTGTCTAGTCTTATCACGAGACTTTTCTCTGGAGCATTTCCTTAATGGCCCGAGCTCGAGCGGGGCCGTTTTCCACGGAATCAGAAATCGAAGGGTTTTCGGTTTCTTTATGTTCTTCATTTGTATATATAGGTGACGATGGACGAGATGTCTGGCTACTCTGTCGTGGTTGTCTGGCTACTCTGCCAAAATGTCTGGCTACTTTGGCCTCGTCAGTTTCTTCGTCTGCGCTGATATCGATGTTTGTTGGGGGGAAAAGGAACCGATATTCGGCGTTGTATTGCCCCGTGGCTGGCATTAGTCGCTCTAGGAACCCGTCCTGCACTAACTGGTTGAGAGCCCTCTGCACAGCCCTAGTGGAGCATCTACAGAACTTCGCGAGCCACTGTTCCCCGGCCCATAGTCGGTGCTGGTGAGTGTCATTCTCTAGCGATGCGAGCTCATAGTGGACCTGATAGACGACCCCTCTGTACGGAGAGTGGTATCTGACGTAAGCGCGGCCCTTGTCGCTCATAATGTCGCTGGTGGCGTGTCGTCTATACTCATAAATGAACCTTCCCTGGTTTGGATATGACAGATGCCCTTGGTTCTTGCCAAGGGCATCTGTCATTCTTCTGGAATCGAGACTCTACTCCGTACCTACAGAGGTATCAGCCTTCACCGTTGACTATCTTGAAAGCCTTCGGAACGCCGGAGGAAATCTGGTTGTCAGTCAGAGTCCCTTTTTCCTCGATTTGCTTGGCAAGAGAGTGTATGAAGTCGTTGTCCGAGAGCGTTGCAGCCTGGAGGATGATGTCGAAGTCCGTGTTGCCTGATCCGTGGACGTAGCCTCCACCTCTGCTCTCTCGTGGGGTGTTCGGGACCACGCGCTGGTTGTTCCGGTACTCACCGGGCTCTTGCGGTTGCCCACCAGTGCGGTTGGTTACCTCTTCCGCTGAGGCGATGCCGTTCTTCGTGCTTGCCCCGATAGCCACCAGAGCGCGCCCCCAGGCCGCCGTTTCGGCGTTCTGAACCTCAGAGTCCTTGGTGTACGGTGTCGGGCCAGGAATCGGCTCCCAGGCCGTTCCTATGCCAGGGCGCTGGTCATCTGGTGTCCGGTAAGCGGCGGCGGTGTAGACCACCCAGTCCTTGCCAGCGATCTGGACGAACTCCATTTTTACCTGTTGCATGGTCAGGTCTGGGAACTTCTCGCGCATGTCCATGAGTCGGGCTGCCACGTCGATGTAGTCAAGCGGTCGTGTGAACGCCATGATGACCCCTATTCCGATACTTCGAAAGTCACGGAAACGCTGGATGGGACGTGGGAGAGGCCGTCGATGACCACGCCATTCTCAGAGTCGATCACCGAATCACCGTCGAAGGTGACGGCTGCTTTGATGGCGGTGAGGTCTGCTTCCTTCTTGACCCTGACCCACCCGTAGCCGTGTCCGGCCTGTTCGGCCCACTTGAGGAACACGTCCAAGTCATCCACCTTCACCTTCTCGGGTATCTCGCGGGACTTCACCGTTCCGTCAGGCAGGCTCAAAGACTTCTGTCCGTCCTCACGGAGTCGCTTGACGTAGTTGCCAAGGACTTCGCTGAAGTAGTCCACGGTCGCTCGGTCGCTTCTCGTTGACTGGACGACCCACCGCTCGATTCTGGCTACCTCGTCCTGCGCTTGGCGGTTCACCGTGTCGATCCGGCGCTGGCTTACGGCCAGTTTCCGCATGGCCCACACAGCTTTGGACTCGTCCTCGATGACGAAGGACGGTGAGTAGAAATCCTCGGGCTCCGCGTCGGACAGTTGGAACTCATTCAATGATTCATTGGTCATGTAGACCACCTTTCCACTTTGGTTAGACCCATCGTAGCACGTAACTAGAGGGTTGTCTATGACACTACACATACCCTGTGACGCGAAGATTGCCCTAGCCGGAAACTAGGGAAACCGGCTAGGGCAATCGGCCTTCGTGGAAAGGCGCTGGGAGATGAGGCCCAACACGCTCAGTCTATATCGAATCAGGACGGCAGTCGTCAGTATTCTGCGAAGGGAGTCTGACGCACTACCAACTGGCTTTGAGCACCCCGAAGCAGTTATGGGGCCGTGTCCGCGCAATGGAGGTAACGCTGGCTCAGTCCGATACTACACACAACCGTCAGTACCCGCCGGTACATCCGGTCTGATCCGGCCAGCCGTACTTCGCAGCAAATCGGCCCATCGCCCGAGCCTGTTCTTGCGTGGTGGCGCTAGACATATGACGTGGGTCACCGGAGTACTTAAAGCTGATCCAGGTGGAATCAAGCCATCCAAGATTGCCAAAATAAGTGGGTCCGTGGGCGTCGTGGCTTGGCCCCCACCCCCCCTCTTCACAGATTGCCACCCTCGTCGCTCGAGACAGTGTGGACGCAAATGTCGCGTGCCCGTGCGGTGCCAGTTTCGAGAGCGGCGACGCGGCGCTTGCCGGTGCGGACAGGGCAAAACTCATTGTTACAAACGTGGATAACAGGACTTTCAGTTTCATCAAGAACCTTCGAACGAGGGCTAAGGCACCTTCCAGGGTCTATGTCCATACCGTCCTTTCCTTCTCCACTAGGTTGAAACGAGTCTAGTCCTCCGTGTTACTCCACCACGGTGGTGGCGAGTTGGTCTTTATCAAGCGAATCCCGAGTTGTTTTCTCAGCTTGTTTCGTGCGTTTCTGCGAGTTCCTGCCCAATAGCCGTGGCTTTCATGGGCCAGGGACCAGTCCAGGCATATCACCCGGATCGGGCAGGCTTGACAGGCGTCCACGCACTCTTGCGGCACCCTGCCGTCTAGATGCTGAGGATTCGCCCGTGCTTCATAATCAAAGAACCGGTTGGCGGGGATGCCTCTCTTGCGACACTCTGCGCTGAAGGGGTCTACGCTCACGAACTACAAGTATGTCATTCGGACCTGGGGAAACAGGGATTATCTACACCGCCGAGGCGCTGAGAGTGACTTCCATCTCGATGATTACGTCAGTCCCGGTCGCGTCGAGACCACTTAAAGGGAATGCGTGCCACTGCACTGTCCAAACACCCGGGTTCGGCAGTGTGTAGTCGCAGTAGAACGAACCAACCGTTCCGGTATAGACGACGTTTGAGCTTGGATCCCCAGACGGAAACGTGTAGGTGAAGGGACCGATGGCGGGCTGGCCTTGGCACCGAAAGGCGACGGAGAGGTTATCTGGATTGACCGGAGATTTGGTTATGTCAAGGACGGGGGCGATGAATCTGAGGGTTGCACCGACGATGGGTGAGATGTCCCCGTACATTGTCATGAGTCCTTAGCCTCCAAGATGGCGAGCGCAAACTCCAGACCCTCAACTCGGTGGACATTCCCTTGGCACGCTTCCATCTCGGCCTTTATTCGGGCTATGGCGTCCAACTTCTCGGGTTGTGTCAGTTCAGCCATCGCAGTCCTGACTAAGTATTTCAATGAGTTCAGGAACCCCGGTGAGGAATGCGTGCTTATTGGCCCACACCCTCGCGTTGACGATTACCTGTTGGCGGCTCCCGTTCTGCTGAGTCTTTCGGTAAAGACGTTCGTGGACGACCTCAATCGGGTCGGTGTCTATCGACAACTCACCCGTGAAAGAACTGCCAGAAACCGCGTCCATTATGCCTCCACTCTAGCGAGAATTGAACCTTTGGCGATTACGGTGGAGTTTATCGTCCCCTTCGGAATAACTGAGGCATTTATCGATCCCATCGCTACAACACTGGCCGCGATGCTGCCGGGGTGCATCCCGTAGTAGAGATGACCTGAAACGGTAGAGGTAGAGACGATGGTCCCGGTGAGGTACTGAATCGAGACGGTAGTTAGATTCCCCGACAGGGTCGAAGTGGAATTGATCTGCCCCGAGAGAAGAGTTCTGGCCGTGCATTGGCCGGACACGGTGGAAACGGAGACGACCGCGCCCGAGAGTTGGCTCGATGCGGTGACAGAACCCGACACGGATGAGGTGCTTGAGATCGTCCCCGTGAGGTATGGAATGGTGACAACTATCGAAAGTGCACCGGAAACCGTCGAAGTGGACGATGAAACCCCTGTAAGTAGGGCCTTTGCGCTTAGATTGCCCTGAGAGGTACTTGTAGAGGCTATTTGGCCACTTAACAGACTCGGGGCGGTGAGTGTACCGGAAACGGTAGAAACTGACGAAATGGCTCCCTGAATCTGGGCACTCAGTACACCGGAGACGGTTGAGGTCGAATTGATGACTCCGGACAGCGGAGAGGTGGTTGTTATCGTTCCCAAGACAGTTGAGGTCGAGGTAATCAGACCCGAGAGTTGCGGGACGGTCCCAGACGTGAGGTTTCCGACGACGGTAGAGGTCGAGTTGATCGTTCCGCTTAGGTAGGTCTGTGCTGAAATCGAACCTACGACCGTCGATGTACTGACGATTAGACCGCTAAGTGGCGATGTAGTGCTGACTGTCCCGACGACGGCAGATGTGGAGGTTACGGTCCCGGCGAGCGGTGATGTCGTGGTGAGTGAGCCGACAACGGCTGAGGTGCTTGTAACGGTCCCCGTCAATGGCGAGGTGGTAGTCAGCGTTCCTGAAACGGTGGATGTTGAGGTTACGAGTCCGCTTAGGTCAGGGCGGGCGGTGATAGATCCGGTGACCGTTGAGGTCGAAGTGACAGTGCCGGAGAGCAAAGCCTGAGCAGAGAGCGAGCCTACGACCGTCGAAGTGCTTGCGATCACTCCGGTTAGCGGCGAGGTCGTAGTAAGCACACCGCTTGCTACCGATGTCGAAGTGATAAGCCCGGTCAGGTCGGCACTTACGGTCAGCGAACCTACGACTGTTGACGTTGAATTGATGGTCCCCGACAGGGGTGCAGTGGTCGAAACCGTCCCGGATGCTGTCGAAGTTGAAGTCACGACGCCGGTTATAGGCGCGGTGGTGGAGACGGTCCCTGTGACGGTCGAACTCGATGCAATCGTCCCGCTGAGTAGGGCCGGGGCGGTCAAAGACCCTATGGTTGCCGAAGTAGAGACTGATGTCCCGCTCAGTAGAGCTTTCGCCGTCAGTGAACCGGAAACAGTGGACGTAGAGACAACCGTCCCTGAAAGGTTCGATGGGGCGGTGAGGGAACCGACGACAGTCGAACCACTGGTGATCGTTCCCGTGAGTAGAGGGCGTGCGGCGAGAGTTCCGACCACTGTAGAAGTTGAGCTGATCGTGCCTGAAAGGTTCGCGGGGGTTGACGATGGACCGGTGACGACCTGTATCCCAGCCCATTCAGCTGCACCCCATTTGAGGGTCCCCCAGCCATACGGGAGAGGCGGGGTAGTGGGGGTTCCAATAACCACAGAAGTGGAGGCAACCGTCCCCGACAATAGAGCGGCTGCCGTTAACGAACCAACTGCGGTAGATGTGCTGGCTATGGTCCCAGAAAGGGCCATTATCCCCCCTTGGGGACGTTGACGAAGATGAAGTCGTTGACGCACGTCCCGAAGTCAACCTCCACGTAGAGATGACCGTCACTCGTGGTGTCGATACGGGTGACCCTGTAGGTCACGGCTAACTCGCTAAAACGAAGTTGGAGGGTTCGTAGGTCATTAGGCGATCCTTACGGCGGTGTAGCCGGTCACGTTCGGGTAGGCC